GGCTCGAGGGGCATGCCTTTTCGAACTCCCAATACGCTGGGAGTCGTCGAGAGGGTCATCACCGCCAATACCGTATTCATCAACGAGAGCAGGAAGTGACTTGAGAGATTTTTCAAACGTGAGTCCTTCTTTATGAATGATATAAAGCTGAGTCATAATACGACTCAAGGCTGTACTCCCGCCAATCGTTGCCTCTGCTTCTTCGAAATTAACTAGAAGTTTAGTGACAGATTTAAAGACATGTCTAAACTCGTCAAGAGTCGTTGTACAACCGAGCTTCTCCAAAGCAACGTCGATGTCGGAATCGTCGTGTCGTTTCACTTCTTCACTAATAATTTGACGTAGCTGTGTTTCTGTTAAGCGCATAGATGTAAGTATGCTAATTATTTCATTTCTATGGTGTAAAGACGATTTCCGCAACCCCAAATCATTGATACGCCTGCAGCTTTTGCAACATCTGATTGTGTGAGGCCCTTTGATGCATCTGCTCGATACTTGAATCTATTAAATCGATTCTTGAAATCTGTCCACCAGAATCGAGGAGCGCTTGTTGTTCCTGACTGTGTCCAGCCGGCGAGGCGATATCCTGTTCCGCTTCCTACTCGAGAATCAACATATGTCATCAGGCCTGACTTATTTGCATCAACAGCATACTTCACAGCAGCAGTAGTCAACTTGCCGAGCCAACCTCGAACTGAATGTCCCGCTGCAGTACAACATCTACCAACTTCAAGTTTGTCAATATACTTTCGATGAAATGGTCTACGAAGAGACATTGCTGCAAGAACAGTACCTGACGTCTTGTCTTTTAGACCAAATGTCACAGTGCTTGGTGTCGAACCCTCTAAGTGATTCTCATCAAAAAAGAGAGTTGATTCCTTTTTTGTAAGCATGACAAGATCAAGTTTTCTTGCATCTGTGACAAATAATGGAAGACCGAGACGATGTCGAATCATGCTTTCGATTATTTTGCGTGATTCCTGCCATTCATCTTCATATATTGAGAACAGCGAAATGCCTGCTGCTTCACATGCCTTTGACTTTGCATCATGATACTTGTGATCTGAGATTACAGCGGAAGAATGCCAATACAGTCCATTATATTCAATAGCGAATTTTCTGGTTGGAACATATACATCGAGTTCCTTTGGAGCTATCAGCGTTCTGTCTGATAATGTAGCATCAGGCACAAGACTCTTTACGAAATCAAAAACTTCGAGTTGGCCCTTTGATTCCTTGGGTGCACATGCGAAGCATATTGGACTATTTTCAGCCATCATAATATTCTTGAATTGATGATCTCCGCATTTCAAACATATCAATTCAAACTTTTGATATTTATTTTTGTATGAAATTGAATCGTCTGCCAATTTAAATTTTTGTGTTTCTTCTATTCTACGTTTTGCTTCATCTAGAGTTAGTCTCTTTGCAGATGATTCTGGGTGCAGAACATAATTTTTCTTAATTGATGCAGAGCTTGCTGCTAATCTCTTGTCATCAAATTTTGTGCGACCCTTATTCCACGGGATAATAGCCCCCGATGAATACATACCGCGCTTTGTTGCTGACATTTTTTCTGCAGCGTTTGCTGCTTTTTCAGGATCAGATGTTCGCCAATCTATTATTGATCCTGATTCATATCCCTTTCTAAGAGAATTTGATATTGCCAAAGATTGTCGAGCTACCCTTTCATCTGATTCTGCAGTAAGCCCTGTATTCCATGTCGTGTACTTGCCAGAAGAATATCCTTTGGCCCTTTTATTTGCAAACTCGCGCTGCCGTTCTGGCTGGAGATAAACAGAATCTACGCGGGCATTATGTCCTCGCGAATATTTCGACGGATAACCCTTCTTCCAACCGTACCACTTTAAAGGTGATGCACAATCATGCATGCATGCACACGTTGGTTTAATACCTGCGAGTACGATGTCGACATAATGTGACTCATGATCGCTTATATTGTGGATTTTTGTGATGTGATCAAAGAACTTTGATTCTTGGCCGAAATCAGACGAACACATTGAACAACAGATACGAGCATAAGACATGAGATTATCATATCATATTAAGTGAAGTTGTATAATTCAGTATGAAGAGTCATTGAGATAACACCACGAAAATCCGCCTGATTTATGTCGAATTCCTCGACAAACGCCAGAAATGTTTGTTGCACCGGTAGCTTCATGTGCAGCTTTAACAGAAGGAAACGTTGATAAAACATTGCCAGTCAAAAGATCAATTTGATTGACTGCTCTGTCAAGAGGATTGTTTGTCGACAGACGCTTCTTCATTTTCTCTATAGCTTCATCAGACCATCGACCTCGTGCTTGATCACGTGTATCAAGATATCTCCATACAAATCCTCCGGCGAGGCTGATCTTCCCAGAAGCACACATACCGACATTTGATGATCCTGTCAATGTCTCAGCTTCACCAATCGACTGGAATATTGCGAGAATATTCTCGGTGCTTGGATCGACTTGACAAACCTGACGATTAAGTTTCGCCTTGAACGAATCTGACATTGGCACACCCTTCTTCAACTTACTGATGATACACTTCGTCTCCTCAGTGTGCTTGAATCCCAAGGTGCCCTCGCCGCCTTTAGTCATGTTGTAACCGTTCATACCACATGTGTTCAAATCTGTAATGAAATCGATCTCTTTCTCTCGAATCTCTTTCAGCGAACAGCATTTCGCTAATACAGACACAGTAAACGATGCTGGTCCATATTTTCTGATCGCTGCGTGAAAAGCATACGGGCTATTCTTTACGAGAGAATCGTATAGATGCCCTTTGATCCTCTTTGTCAAAGAGGATCTCGTTTTTCCGACGTACTTCTTGCCGTTGACAGTATTTGTCACGCAGTAGACGATCATCTTTGTGCGGGCATCGGAATGAAGATCGATGTTGTCCATGGCTGTTAATGATCGATGACAGTTAGAACTGAATGCGTTTTTACTCTACTTAAAGTTAAGCGTTTGATGTTCCTGCTTTTCGTGTATGTAGTCACAGGCAGGACATTTAAACTTAACGGGATCCATGATGATATACCACAGATCCCGTTTATCGTATTGCAATTTTGTATTATCGTATGCTTATATTAACACAAAATAAAAAGACGAACAATAACAACTAGAATTGTAACACACAGTTATCAAAGCGAAGACTCAGTGTGATTTCTTGTGCGACATGTTCCTCGTAAGAAAGCTCACCGAAGTTTGCCTCAAGAATGAATGCACCTTTTACATCCCATAATTCCACCACAGTACCAACTGGATCTGTCATTTTAAGCTGAATATCGCGCTTATAGAAATCTGCATATCCACTGCGGCCTGAAACAGACTCGAAGTGTGTTCGAATCCATTCCATAACCTGTTGAGCGCCGCTTGGTGCAATAGGATCATGAAGTGTCACAGCCATCGGGCTGAACGTGGTTTTTCCTGCAATATATCTGTGTGAGTTGATGAATGGAATTGCAATTTCCTCAGTTGTAATCTGCGGTCGTGCGGCTGTCTTTATGATATAGGCATCGATGCCTTCGATCATAAGCACCCACCTATTTTTTCTTTTTGGTTCGAACTTATTCGGAATCATTGATGAAACGTCGAGTGTCTCTGCGGCCATGTGTTTCTCCTTGTTAGGGTCATGTTTAATTATGCCATTCATTTTTTTTTAATCAATTTTGTTGCAGAAGTATAGTATAGAGCTAAAAGAAAGAACAGATGGGTGCAGTAAAAGGAATGAAGTTGATTGTGCATGAATGCCCAAAGTGTGGAGAATTCCGGAGCAAACGCATTACCTCATTTGAGAAGCATTTGTTTGATTCTCACAAAATAGTTGCAAAAGAATTGTGGGCCGAACAACATGGAGGTGGAAAGTGCCGCTGTGGATGTGGAAAAGATGCAGCATGGAGAGGTTGGGGTAAAGGTTTTACAGAGTTTGTAAAGGGTCATAATGCGAACATTTACTCTGCATATTCACAGGAAGAAGCTGAAGTGTTAATAACAGCGAGGAAAGCATCAATGCGAGGAAAACCTTCGTGGTGTAAGAACCTCACAAAGGACACAGATGAACGAGTTGCAAAAAGAGGATTATTAACATCAGCAGGTCGAAAAGCAGCATTTGATGAAGGACGAATTGAAGCATGGAACAAGGGTCACACAAAGCACGATGATTCAAGGATTGCAAAAGAAGCAAATGTTTTGAAAGCAAAGTACGCCTCAGGTGAATTAACTCCCTGGGCAAAGGGTTTGACAAAGAACACAGATCAGAGGGTTGCTAGGATGGCAGCATCAGTTTCTCTTGTACTTCAGCAAAAGGAAATTAGAAACCGTTTGGATTCAATGAAACGTCTAGACCTCGAAGAGGTAAGAACACGTGTTGAAGAGACGGGACTATTTCAGTTGGTCGACGGCCTTGATGACTATAAGAATCGTTCAGCGAAGGTTATCGTTGTTAAGTGCAAAACTTGTGGAGAAATTATTACCGGTTCAATTAATTCATTGTGGCACGGCAAGTGTTTCAAGTGTTCTCCTGGTGGTAGCACAGCACAAGAAATGATCGCTATTTGGCTCGAATCAATCGGTTGCAAAGTCAACAGAAATGACAGAGTGACATTATCTGGTCATGAACTTGACATTTACATTCCTGCTGCAAAGTTCGCTATCGAGTATAATGGCTTGTATTGGCACAGTCATATACACAAGACGCCACAATACCACGAAAATAAGACAAAGTTGGCTCGTTCTCGCGGTGTCTCGCTTTTTCACGTATTTGAAGATGAATGGCGTAATAAACGGCAAATTATTGAATCAATAGCAAAACGTAAGCTTGATCTATTGAATAATATTATGACAATTAAGACAGTCAAAAAGCTTTCAAACGAAGAAAAGAAGACATTCCTCAGTAGAGAGCATCTTGACGGAGATTCATCTGCTTCATTCTCAATCGGTGCAATTGACTTCGACGACAGCATTATTGCTGTATTGTCAATACGAAGTACGACTGATTCAACGAATAGAGGCGAAATTGTCCGTTATTGTCAGCGACATGATATCGCATGTTCAGATGCTGTAAAGTTATCACTACTCGAAGAAGTTCGAAAAGAATCGATTCTAGTGGGTTATGATAGTCTCATCACATACGTAGATACTCGACTTGGCGGTGAGGGTCTAGGTTATGTCAGAGCAGGTTTCAAAGAAACAGGCAGGACTCCATCTCGTTGGTGGTGGACAGACATGAATGACAGATTTAATCGATTCAAATTCAAAGCAGATAAGGCCTCAGGAAGAACTGAGGCCCAAGTTGCTGCAGATGCTGGTGTTGTGAAGATTTGGGGATGTGAAAACGTAATCTACGAACTAAAGCTTGATCAAGTTCTGCCTGATTAACGCACTATCACTGAGCATAATCGCCATTTATCAGACCTGTCTCGACTTCATCAATAACTTCATTGATTCGATCTGTTAATTCGTTTATTGCCAAATCAACCTGATATTCCCAGGCCTCTGTGCCAGATTGTTCAATTGAAGGATCTGTACCATTGTCCATTGAAATCCACGATTCTTCATATGAAGCTATTAGATTCCTGAACTCGGGTTTTTCGTAATCTCTTGCTTCAGCAGGATCTTCATTAATTTTTTTCTTTGCAATTACCTTTGATGTCTCTTCTCTTATGATCTGTTTAAGCTGTGTTGATGTAAGTTTCATTAAATTTATACCTTAATACCGTTCATTTCTGTCCCATTTGTGATATTTGTGTGCGTCTTGATCTGGTTTTATTCCTGCTACGTCGAGAATTTCTTCTGCTCTATCAATTCCAAATGCGCTGGTAAGAATTTCTTCATCTGATGCATGCCAGTTATATGTGGTCGAAGTTGCCCATGCCTTCGTCTTTGCTTTTTTATAAATTTCTTGCTCTTTAGGTGTCATTTCATCTAACATCGCTTTATCACTTATCTCCTTGCGTGCGAAGTAATCTCTGTTGGCCTGCTCACCTTCAGCACGACGTGTCACATTCATTTGCCGCGTTGCTCGTCCCTTTGCAGCAGCTGCTGCATTTTGTTCAGGAGTTCTTGCAGGTCTCTTCTTGCGTTGCCCTGCCTGATACTCTTCATTTATAATCTGACGTAGTTGTGCAATTGTAATTTTCATGTTAGTAATCCTTGCTACTCTCAATGCTAGTATCGATGTAATCCTGTGTGGCAAGATCAATCTCTTCGTTCATTCCGCCTAAGTGAACTTGTATAAGTGCAGCTGCCTCAGAAGCTGCATCACTAATTTCGTAATTCCCAGCAATGAGATCATCAAGTTGTTCCTGAGCAGACCTTCCAAGTGAGGCATATGCCTTGGCGAATACGATGAGACCAGCTGCATCCATATACTTGAGTGATTCATCTCCCTGTCCGCCATACGATTCCAACAGAGCAGAGTTCTGTGAATCCAGGAGCTGACGAGATATCTCCTCATTAATCATGTCCTGTAACCTGTTGCGTGTTATTCGCATTATTCTGCCTCAAGTCTGAAGTAGTATCTGTAGTAAGTATGACGTGTTTCCAAGAATGACATCTTATTAGTCTAAAAATGACGGGAGCATTTACATTAAATTTTCTTCCCATCATTTCACAGAAAGATGTCACAGCTCCACGAGATGATGCATCGTAATTCTTCCATTCAGTCTTAATTTGGACTACATTCTGTTCTGTGATCAGTGCTCGGCTGTTTCCTGACCCTTGACGAGTTTTAGACATATCAGCATGAAACTTTGGATCAGACCACATCTTCTTTGACGATTCAGATAACTTGTTTTTCGTTATCTGATTGCGTTTCTTTCCAGTCATAGTTTTAGATCGAAGTTGACGACATTCTGGTTGTGCAAGTGAAGCTTTTATCTTCTCGATGATCTCTGGTTGAAGTTTTCTTCCTCGCAAAGAATCTGCAATCTTTCGTCGCGTTTCAGCCGATATTTTGTGCCCACGTAATGACATTGAAATTTTCTTTTTCACGTCATCTCCTATTATAATCGGCGGTGCATTTCCACCGCGCGAAATGTTATATCCATCGGGTGAAAGTGTCTTCATATTTTTAATCCAAGACACCTCTGACGAAGATAAGTTTTCAAGCAGTGGCGTGTCCAATACAGACAACTCAAATGAATCGGATCCGTATTTCTTCATTGCAGAATGAAGCGGTCCAAATGATCCACGCTCTGCTTTTTTCACATGTTGATGAAATCTTTTGATAACATTACATCGCGTCTGACCAATGTAACATTTGCCATTGATTGTGTTACGAATTAAGTAAACACATCCTGTTGATACTGTCATTGGATCAACAGGATGTGTCATCGAAATAGCTGCTTACTGTACCTGCGTAAGGTTATTTGACACAACGAAGTCAAGTGAAACGAATTCTATTACTTTTGTCGGTTGAACAAAAATTTTGCCGCGAATTGTGTTGTTAAGAACGTCATCTTGTGTCGTTGTCGATGAATCGATTATCACCTTGAAACGCTCCAAGCCGCTGAGCGCCTGAATTCTCTGAAGTCGAGGCGTGACAGCAGCAGAGAACCTCGCCAAAGTTGCCTCACGATTTGGTTCAAAGAGGATCGTTTGACCAATGTCTCTAACCTGACGCCGAATATCGATCAGGAGTCTACGAACATTGACTCTGTCGAGAGCAGATGCAGATACCTGAAGCGTCTTCTGACCCCATACAACGACGCCGCCCTTTGGATTCGTTCCGCTGCGAGCGGCTCCTGGGAATGCGACGATCGGATTGATTGAATTATCGTACAGTGAATCCATATCATTTTGATTGAGTCTTATCCTCGGTTCAAGTGCTTCCTTGGGAAGAGCACCTCTAGAGAAACCTGCAGGAGCAAACCATGGATGACCAACTGCATCATTAAGTGCCAAGGCACCAAAGACAAGGACAGAAGGCGGCGCGAGCACATTTATTCCTGATGGATCTCTATAGAGAATGTCTGGGAAGTATGATGCAGCAAATGATGAATCAACTGCACGATTTTTGAACAGATCGAGAGTATTTGTAACAGAAGGAATCTGTGAATCTAGTGTCACAGCATCTCCACTCTCGTCCTCTTGTTCGATGTCCATGATGTACAGCGCATCGAATCTGTCCTGAACAGCAATCGTTGCTGCATCAGTTATGATCGGCTCTCTAATTCCTGGTATTGCAAGAAGCTGAATGTCCAAGTTAACAGAGTTCTTCATGATGTCAAGTGCTTTAAGATATGTTCGAATCGCAGGACCTTCCTCTGGTTTTGATGCTCTGCTCGCACCATAGAAGTCTTCGTACACAGCGTTGTTATTTATCTGTGATTCATTATCATTGAAGATATTGACGCCGTCAAATCCTCCCTGCATGATGAGTGAAAACTTTGCATACTGCTTGTTTGTAAGGATATCATCAACTGTAAATCCTCTGACTTTTGATGAATCTGTTCCAAGATTTGCAAGCTCTGTGTTCGTTACAGCACCGTTTCGTGCATAAACAGCTTTGTTCCACTTGTTTGGATCTGCGAGGCCATTTGATCCTGTAACAACTTGAACGTTCTCTAGAGAGAACATGTTGTTGCAAAATCTATCTGCATCGATGATACCAAGCGTTGACGTATCTGGTTGACCAGAATTGCTGCCTGTCAAGAATCTCGCCGAATCATTGTCAAATTGCGGGAAATACTTAGCGAAAGACTTCAAAGATTCGTTAGCAAGAATGCTTCCATTCTTTCTAAGCAGTACCTCTGGATGCTCGAATTGCATGCCCCAGTAGAGCTTCGCGTCTGCTTGCTCTGTAGATGTCCATTCATTTGAAGACGTAATCTTGCGTCTAAATGGAACCGGAGGTGTTACTGAACGACTTGTTGCTGTAGTAACTGTGAGAGCAAGTGCTTCATTTGCATTTAGTGTTGCCAAAGGTGCTGATCCTGAAGTCACAAGATGATCTATTCCTCTGAAGCCCATTGGAAGTGCGACGGGATCTACGAAGCCGTTCTCAACATCTGGATGGATTTCAACACGAATATAGTTTGATTGATTTTGATAGTTGCCTTCTATGACAATCTTCTGAGAATCTTCTTGACGATCAAAGTCAAAGTATGCGTGAATATCACCAATTACCTTTGCTATGTAACGATCTGACGAAGGATCAAGATTTACGCCGCTATAAACTTCCTTAGGAAGATTTTTCTTGTCTGTGTCTCGATCTGTCCATTCTCGAAGTGTAATGCTAAATGAACCGTATTTATCAAGCGGATCATTTGAAGGTGTAATGTTCTCAACTGTCACTTTATATTTTGATGTTTGACCTGCACCATCATCAAGTGCATGGAGCCTAAAGAGATTATGAGAATTTCCACCGAACTTCTGAGAAGTTAACCACGGAGAAACTGAATGACTAAAACGATCCTCGAATGTCTCGTAATTAGGCACTGTTGCGCTGCCTACATTTCTTGCCAATGAAGACGATATTATGAAAGCTGAATGTTCTCGGCCGCCCCTGACGTCAGCTCCACCTGTTGAACTAATGAGACCTGTGCCAGTAACAGCAGCAAGCACGGGATGAATGTCCCAGTTAGCATAGAGATAGTGTCCTGTCTCCTGAATCTTATTGGGATCAGTGTTAAGCATCTTTGCAAAGTAGTTGTTCGAAGTAACATCAAACGATGCCGTAATGATATTTGGATAGCGAGCATCTGTGCCTTTGTGTCCGTTTAGGAACAATGAAAATTCCTGTCGAGGAGAGCCTCCACGTGTAAGAACAACTGCACCCAATGATGCGCCTGAAGACGCAGCATCTGAACCAACAGTAGTACTCGTTGGGCCAGCGCTTGTTGTTCCTGAAAGTGAAGCTGACAGTCTAAGCAATACACCAGATGCAGCCATAAGAACACCACGGACAATAGGAAGCGCTGTAGTATTGCCTGGTGTCACACTGCCAGGTCCTTGGAGGCCGGCATCACTGAAAATTGTCGAACCAGCAGATTCAGACATGAAGCATCCCAAGAAATATGTTCGGCCGGCAAGGCCATTAGTAGTTGCATAGGGATTTGCTACAAGTGAACCTATATCACCAAACGGTTGATTTTCTCCAACTACGAATCCTGCAGCTGTTACCTTACCAGATGACAAACGTGTACGAGCATCTCCTGCACCAAGTACACGAAGGTAAGACACAGATCGTGCATTACGCAGCCATTCAATCACTGCCAACGGTCCGAATTTCTTTCCATCTGTTTTTCCGAATTTCGAATACCAATCAGATAGATTTCCTACTGTAATAGGAACGAATGCAGGACCTTTCACAGAAGTACCAACAATTCCCGCAGGAATTCCAGTAGGTTCTTGTGTAATAGGACCCGAGATATCGATTTCTCTCGCCGTGACGCCCGCACTTCCGAATTTCAATTGTGCCAATTTGATCTCCCAACGTTATGAATAGATATTGCCTTCGTTGATCATTTTCTAATATTTATCAAATATGTGTCCATGATTTTCTATGAACAATTCGAAAAATATTTTCAGGTGTGACTTCAAGCATTGTTGACCAGCTTTTCATAAAGTTTGAAATTGTTCCACGAATAGTTTTGTCAAGTTCATCATATGACTTTCTAATCAATAGAATGTCTGATTCTTTAAGCTTAGATTTCGGATGAAAAGTTCCTCTGATATGAGTTTTCATCAGTTTGTCACGTTTCTCTTTCCACATCTTCTCAAATTTTTCGCTAGCTTTGATTCGTTCTTCAGGTGTGTTTGCTCTGATTCTCGATAAGTTTGATAATATTTCTTTGACAGGCAGTGTGTGCTTGTAGCCGTTTGGTCCTTTACCGCCATCGTCAAGATTTGCGCCTCCCAAGTAGTCTCGTGTTTTTAGTTCAAAAATTAGTCGAGCTTCCTCAAAAAGAGCAAGCTGTTCATCTGTTGTTTCAAACACTATCTCTCTGTGAATATTGCGTTTATTGACAATACTATTCCACTTTCTATTATGACGAGTAAAATCTCGAGTACGCCTAAGCGTTCCTTTACCAACGTAGAATGGCGCTTGAGAGTCTAGACATCGATCAACGTAAACATAGAAGATCGATGTCTTAGACATGATGTGCTTTATAGAAAAGTTACACCGCTGTTTGTTATAATGAAGTCAATAGCTATGAACTCCACAACTCTTGTCGGAACAACAACGATACGTCCATTCAACTTGTTGAGATCTGCATCTTCCCGAGAATTGTTTGATTCATTCATTACGACCTGGAATCCTTCGATGCCAGCTTGTACTTGAATGAGGCTTAACTGGAATGATGCATCAGCAACAAACTTATTTCTTACAGAAGGTGTGTTGTTTTCGAAAACAATTTTCTGAGCAATTCCAATAATGACTCTCTTTACCTCGAGCATGAGTCTGCGGACGTTAACTCTGTCAAGCGCTGACTTATTGATCTGCATTGTCTTTTGACCGTAGATCACAAAACCAAGCCTCGGGAATGTTGCAATAGGATTGATTCTTGATTCATAGAGACGATCTCTATCAGCAACGTTAAGTCGAACGCCAACGTTTGTTACGAAGTCAAGCGCCGCCCTATTGAAACCAGCAGGGGCGAACCAAGGATATGATACTCTGTCATTGAAAGCTAGCGCTCCGAGTGCTGCAACAGAAGCCGGAACTTTTACTTTTCTACGATTTGTAGCATCATCAATAAACACATCTGGGTAGTAAGGAGCAGCATAGCTGTTGTCAATGCCGCGAGCATCCAATGTATTCGCTGTCTGTGTTATATTTGGTTTTGCAACAGAATCATCATACAGTCTGAATCCATTGTCATCATATGACGGGATGTCCATAACATACATTGACATACCATAATCCCTTACCTTCTTCATTGTCTGGTCTGTAATGTATGGCTCTCTGATGCCAGGCATTACCAATAAGTTGTTGTTAGACTCGAGAGGATTGGTCAGAAGATCTACTGCAGTTATGTATGAAGCGACACCGTTGTTTGAAACGTCCGTGCCAGACGGATTCTCGCCTGTTCTAAATCCAGGAATGTCATTGTTTGGTGATGCACCTCCAACACCACCTGCATCAGAATCAAATGAAACTGACTTGTCATTTAAGCGACGAGCATCTCTATTGAGCAAGTTTGTTCCATCGAATCCGCCGTACATGAAGTTTGTAAACTTCGCATATGAAGAGAAGCGATTGTAAACAGATGGCTGACCTGACGTGAGAAGTGATGCAAGTGTCAAACGACTGCGTGATCCTTCTGCCCATGTGTAGGTAGTTGAATCAAGCTTGGCATCTCTAATGTATGCAGCTTCTCGCATATGAGTATTTACAGAAGCAGTAAGATCAGATATACTTGTGTTATAAAGCGCAACATTTGCAAGTGTGAACTTGTTATTATGAATTTGATCTGATGTTGAGCCTGTTGTAAGTGCATCGAGCTTCTTAATGCCCAAGAACTTTGTATAAGAATCGAGAAGATGATTCTTATCACTTACAACATTCGAATTAAGAATATCAGTTGAGCCTGAATCTGAAGAAGTTGATGTTCTCTCGAATTTAACGCCCCAATAGAAAGTTACATTTGTCTGCTCAGCAGCTCCAGGCTCTCCAACAAATGCCTGTGTCTGTGATACTTCACCTCTTGTAACCTTGAATCTATGTGGAATTGGCGGCAAGAAAGAACTTGACAGTGCCAATGCGGCGCCAGTCAATGATCCTGCAAGACGAGAACGACTAGGCGTCAAAGGATCTGTTACTTTAAGAAGAGGATTAACGTTAAGTAATTCAGGTCCTCTAAAACCAAACGGAAGTGATTCATTCGGAATAATCATACGATCAACATTGTCATCGATCGTTATACGAATGTACTTTGACTTATTAGGATATTTCCCTGTTGCAACAATTCTCTTCTCTGTAGGATTTGATGCATCAAAGTTATAAAATACCTTGCGATCACCTATTAATCTACCAACGTAATTTTCAGCCAGTGGATTCAATGAACAATTTGAAAATTGTTCGATAACATTAGGGCTAGTATCTGTATCTGCCCAGTCTCTAACCTGTACATTGAATGTACCGAACTTATTTGAATTGTCGACTGATGCCTTTACGTTAGAGATAGAGATCTTGTACAGTTTATTTGCATATTCGCCGTCATCAAGAGCCTCGAATTTAAAGAGGTCATACTCAGTCTGACCAAACGGCTGTGATATGAAGAAAGATGTCTCAGGTGCACTGAATCTCTTGTCATATGAACCGAATACTTCTCTGAATGATCTGCTTGAATTACCATTAAGTGATGTATTTCTCGAACCAGAAAGAATTGCAATCTCACACGATGCTGAAACATATGCAGCATTTACATCAACTGCAAAGTCAGCATGGAGATAGTGTTGTTCTTGATAAAACTTGTCTGGGTCAGTATTGAGTATTTTCGCAAAATAATCCTTATTTGAAGGATCGAAAGAAGCAGTAAGAACTCTTATTCCTGAGACACCATCTACTTTAGAGAATGGTGCGCCCAAAGAAGAAGAAATGATTATCTTAAACTTTGTATCGGCTGCAGCAAACGTAGAATCAGTGAGTGTAGTTAAACTAGAAGGAACTGCTGCTGATGAAGAAAGAATCATAATTCTTGCTGTTGAGGGTGTCATAATGAGACCTCGAACAAGATTGATACGATCTGAGCCATTCATTGTGTCATTATCCTGAAACATTGGCATGCCAAGAGAACCATTAACTGTTGTTACATGTTTTGCAACAAGCAGCTGAACAACACCAGGATCTCTATTATCAAGCGGTGCTGCATGAGCAGAAGCAGATAAAATGAAACCTGCATTGTGAACAGTTCCATATGTCAGAGTATTAGCAAGATGTGTATCAGTTGAATTTGCTCCTGCACCAAGAACTCTTGTGAAAGTTAAGGCTGCACGATGTTTTAAGAATTCTTTTGCAGCATACGGCCCAGGTTGTTTTGGATCAAGGTTGCCGAACGTCTGCTTGAATTCATCAAAATTTGCTACAGTAGCAGGAACGAATGCAGGACCTTTGTTTGATGTTCCAATCACACTCGCTGGTACACCAACAGGACCAGTTGTGACTGGTGTTGAAAGATCAACTTCACGTTCGTAAAAATTTGGCGACTTAAATGTCTGCTCAGCCATGGTTTATCTCCTTGAGACTAATAATCTCACAGCATAACTATCTGTGTTAGAGTCAGTAATCTTTGTGCGACTGTAAAATTTCACACCAGATCGTATATCAATCAATTATGATGATATCAAGTTCACCAAGTGATGCGCCTGTATAGACAGTCTCTCCTTGTCTGCCTTTACCTACTACGCTTATAGAAAATCCTCTAGGCAGTGTCGTCATTGCCGGATCATTTGATCGTTCATCTGGGATGATTGGTTCTGGTTTGCCCTCGGCAACGTCTGCAAAGATAGGATAAACTTTCTGTTTTCTCCAGCCTGTTGTTCTTTGGTCTCTGCGATTATTTGCAACATCATCAAGTGGCAAAGTTGGATCATCTGAACCAAGGACATATTTGCTGTCTGAACTTGGGCTTCCTATCTCATTGATGTCATTTATTGATGAGACGTCTTCAAAGCTTATGAAGGGTGACGAAACATATCGTTTAATTGGTATGGGCATGCCAGGTGATTTTGCGACAAAGAAATACGCAGGTACACTTATAGTGAATGTGTGTTTTATGAAACGTTCCTGATTGGACATGTCCTCAAAATTTGTTTCAGTGGCATAGCTGCTGTCATCTACACTTGCAACGAACCAGTAACCTTTTGTTGTGTCAAGACGCCATGACATTCCTTGCGGCAAAAATGAACTGATTATTTTCTCAAGGATTTGATTTGCATGCTGAGTCATCTGTGTCCAAATTGTCACAGTATACTTTGCTGTATAAAATTGTGGCGTAGGAACAACAATCGTCTCATACACGTTGTTCATCTGATTTGGTAAGAGATACGCTCCGTCATTACGTGCAACAGAATCTTTCAGCTGACCTAACTTTCTATCTGAAGTCAATTGTCCTTCTACCTGAGCATCGCGCGGAGATACAGCTAGATTCGTCTGATTGGGCAGAAGAATTCGATTAATGAGGGCCTGATAACCACGATCCGATTTATCAAGTTTTCTCCTAATGACAATCTCGCCTATCTGTTGGTTTATGCCGCGGCCCGTGATGTCATCAGCAAGACTCTGATTTAACTCTGTTCTCATTATTGTAATAAGAGGGAGAAGAAGAACATTATTTTTATCACGAAGCGGTCTTCCTCGTTTTAAGAGTGCCCATTTTTCTCCTGCAGCAAATATGACAGGTACTTTTACAACGGGTTGTTTTCCTCCACCACATTCAGGCTTTATTTCATTATCGAATAAATTGAACATTGCAACGTCAACATCTTCGATGCCACATGAAGGAATTGTAATGTCGGGCGTGCCATAGTCTTTCTCATATCCTGATGGCAATGCAGGTTGACCAAAGTTAGATCTTGAGTTTGTCTTGAATCTTGTTGACATATTCTTCTTATTCGTCGTAGAAAGACGATCCTGCAGATGTTGTATCGCCTAGAGGTGATACCTCTTTCACTCCTGTAAGAGGAGCATCCAAAACATTGTTCTTTACAAGATCACGCACGTCACCAGTTTGTTCTCCATCAGAATTAACAGCAATACCACGTTGTTGAACAAATGTTGTCTGAATTGCATCAGCATCAGAATGAGAGATATCTGTAGGTCCGATTAGCTTCGCTTTAAAGAGACCCTCACGTGCCATGATGCCTATTATCTTTACTCCATTTTTATGTTCTGGCAGACCATATATGTTTCTCATAACTGTGCTGTCAGAAATTTCATAGAAGATATCTGAAAATGAGAAGAAGTCTCCGATATTGATATTGATTCCCTTGTCGATAAGATCTCTGTATTGAACAAATACTTCTAGCTTAAATTGTGAATCAATTCCGAACTTATCAACTTTTGTTTCAGATTGAAAGTTGCTGTCTACCAATGCATCAAGTTCAATTGGACTATCAAATATCTTTTGCAATGCTTCGTTGTAGACTTCGTGTGTATCGGTTTTGATTTCAGAAATCGAATATAAGTAAATTTTTTGTCCGACAACATCTTTGATTAGCTCTTTTGTTATATCACTTATAAAGTTGAGTTCGCGCGGAGTCAGAAATAGTCGTGCCATTTTTATAATCCTTTACAAGTTGTTAGATTAACCCGTAACAATTGCGCGGCCTTTTGGCATGGGAATATAACGAAGCTGCTTATTTAGAGATTCTGCAGCGAGTGCATCAGCTTCAAGAAGCTTCTGATGTGTGAGTTGTGCCAGGAATTCCTTCATTTGTGTGCTAAGTTTATCTTTGTCTTCTCTCCCTTGTGTTACAAGTGATTCACCATTTAGCTGCAGATCAGCATTCGGAATTGGTATTCCTTGAAATTTAGATCTAACTAAACCAAGAATCTCTTTAGAAAGTGCAAGAGTATATTGGCGGATCCACTGGCGGCCTGGTTGATTAATGGTGCTAAACTGAATATTTCCAAGTGGCATATTTGATGCACCAGAAATTCCATTTATTGATGCGTCACCATATGCTGGGTTTAACACGTCGGACGGTGGCAAAACTCTGCAAAAAAGCTTATCAATTTGAACATCATTGACTGGGATCGGATATATTCGAAGCTTAGTTCCCATAATTTCATATGAATAATGTGAACGCCTTACACGTGTTGCAGCCTCCAACATGCCACGTCGCAGGACATCCTCAAATATTGGAAGGACGTAGAATATTGTTGAATTTACATAGCTTTCATAATTGAAGTTAGTAGCCAAGAAATTCGTAATATTTGATGCATTCAGAAG